AACTGGACAGCACGACAGTTACCCAAACTAGAACCTTTAATTGTGGACGAACCAAACGCTGGATACCATGATTCAATATCGTCAACCTGACCAGAAATCTGTTCAACCAATTCAACCGTGAACGATCTGTCGGGGGCGATACGGTTCCAATCATGGAACACATCCACATCCAACGTGTAACCTTGACGTACCTGATTCACTACCAGTTCAGGTGAACGCCAAAACTTGCGTCGTTGCATCTGCTTCGCATCCTGCCACGACGTTGTGTAATACGAATCATATTCGTCGGGTACACCTTCGATACAATCAGTATAGAAATCTGGTTCGAACCTGTTCACATACGCATAACTGGGGTGGGCGAACACACCGTTCGTAATACCAGTCGGCAACACATAGTCCGTACAAGCAACCATTGCGTAACCATCAGCGGTACGGTAACGACTCCACGCATCAATCGTCGGATCATACACAAACGACACAGTTGCATTCGGAGGACGAGTAAACCCGTCATACTTTAATTCCGAATCATCATAAGTGACACCATCTGCGCTGGTGTCATCATAATCCTCAAAGAAATCAGGGGTAATACCAACAGGCAAACTAAGAAACACTTTACGTTTACACCAATTAACATGCACCGTTTCCAAAGCATTCTTGTTGATCTCGCCAACATCGACCAACGGTCGTAGGTTGGCAAACAAATCTTTAATTGACGACCCGTTATACATAAACAAACCATCAGGCCACGAAAAGAAAAACACCGCCTGCTCAGACGCAGACACACATTGCGAACTGAACGCACCCAACTCCTGAGTGACAGGAACAACCTGAAACGTAGCCTCGTTGTACCCGTAAATAGCGAACACAGCACGCGGTTTAAACACCAGCATATGTTCCGCAAACGGAACAATCGCAGTCACACCCTCGCCACCACCAACAACATCAACATAATCCTGTTCACGCCACGACTCAGGGAACAACGGATGCGACCAACGCACCCTGTCAGGATAATTAACCGAATCTTCCTGTGTGTTCGCAACCCACATACGGTCAATATGAGAAGCAACATGCTCCGCCTTCGGAGCATGAGTGCCAGACGGCGACAACAAATCATCCTGCCAAGCACCAGACCCGCTCGCGTTCAACGCGGTCATCGTCGTCCCATCCCACTTCCGTGTCTGGGTGGCATAGCCAGCCGACACATACAAGAACGGTTGATCACCAATCCACTCCGCGAACTCGGCCCCAAACTCGGCAGTAGTGGTCAAACCAGTATCCGTGAAATTATCTGCCGTCGCATAAAACACTTTATCGCTAGCAGCCAACATTAATTGCTGACTGATCTTATTCCAAAAAAACATTCGGTTAGCAGTCCACGCGCCAGAAGCAATACCGCCAATAGCGGTATCATTAAAACGGCAAGAACCATTTCGAACCTTCACACCGCCACGCGGATCAATGTCAACATTCAACATGTCAGGCGATTCATTACCTGCAAGGTTGAACACATCTGCACGCAGGTTTAACCCGCCAGTAAAATCGTCAACAGCGAACTGGGTGCTAGACATCAGAACCTCGGGTAACGTCCCCAAATATTAGTGGAACCACCCGACGACAACTTGATAGGAGCATACGCTTCGGGACGCATCACATCCCGACGCATAAACGAAACCGTATCATTAAACGACCGTTCAAACTCCTGCGCCGCACCAAACGCTTCCTGCATCTTATACACACGCGATACACCATAATCAACCAAAGCCAAATCCAAAGCCTCAGGCCCATCAGGTTGTGAACCGCTAGTGATCCAATCCTCAGGTTCACGATACGCACGCACATTCAACGGATAATTGCCGTCAGGCTGCGGGAAAATATGAATCTGCCCAGCCCAATACGCAACAAACATTGGACGGCCAGATGCCACATCCGACGTAGAAAACGTTTCCTCCGCCAACTCATACGACAAAAACTCTAGACGCACATGATTCGGGTCAACAATGCTGACAATCTCACGGATGTCATCATCCGTGTAATCATCAATCGTATAAGCAATCTGGCCAGCAACAGTATTGAAACTAAACGACACTTCAAGAAACGGCCAACGCCGTTCCAAATCCACCACACGGTTGTACCCGTCACGCACAAAAAGATTCAACAGGCCATCAGAAACATCGGCGGACGAAACGTCCGCCATCTCCCTGATCTTGCTGCGAATATCACTCAGCGTCAGACGAGCCATCGCCATCGGCGGCCTCCTTCACCTTAATCAGCCCCAACGACCGTGCATGACCATAACAATAATTAGTACCCATAGCACGACGACCCTCACAAGTATCGTCGTTGCCCGCACACTTGTTGCCACGACCAACATAAGGCCCGCTAGCAGCCGCTAGACGGGCACCATCCATATGTGCCTGACGAGAATGCCGTGTCGCAGGTACACCGTAATAAGAAAATGCTGGAACTCCGCTCATAACCTAGAGGGAGCGTTCTAACGGTAGTGGGGCGGGGAGCATAAACCCCCCGCCCCGAACCGTCATCAGGCCGTGCGGCCCGTCAACTTGCCTTGACGCTCACGGTTACGGCAGGTCAGGTTGCCGTAGCACATGATGATGGCGTAACGCGCATCAAGGTTCTCAGGCCGAACGAAATCGGTCTGCGAGAACCACTTGCCCGAATGGCCAACAAGGGTCAGGTACTTGCTGTTCAGGAAGTACACGGTGCCCGAAGTGCAGGCATCGTCATACACAACAGGAGCAGCCTTGAACAGAAGGTTCTGGAACCCGCTGTCAGCCGTCTTGGTGTCGGTGTAACGGAGTTGCGGCTGAAGCAGCGACTCGTACTTCTCAAACAGGGTCTGGGTGGTGACGATCATGTCAGGATGATCGTTGCCACGCGACACGGTGTTGTAGGCGGTAGCCATATCTGCGAGGGTCAGGGCACCAGCGGTGCCTTCCTCATATGACGCCCAGAAACTGTTGCCAGCATCGGCGGGGTTGATGCCGCCGACCGCACCAGTTGAATCAACAATGGCTTCCAGACCCAGCCAGTCCTTGCCGCTGTTGCCCGTGCCATCACCAAAGAACATGGTGGTGAACCCTTCCTTGATGGATTCCTCGGCCTGCATGACCTTGGCTTCCAGAAGGTTGATAATTGCGGCCTCACCGTTGTTCTTGGCTTCCTCAATACCAGAGATAGCGATGGACGCAGCGTACTGCTTCCAGTCGTACTCGGCAGCAGAGATGCCAGTCTGAGCGGTCAGTGAAATCGTGTCGTACCCAGAGTATGAGCCGACGGTGCTGTTGGTGCCATAGATCAACGGCTCAACAATCTTCGTGCCGCCATCCAGCATACGGATGCGACCACCTTCCATCAGGAAGTTGGTCAACGGACGAGCGTTGAATACGTTGTCAGTCAACTGGTCACGATAATTCGCAAGCGTAGTTGACAGCAGTTCATCGAAGTTGGCGTTTCCTGCCATGATAGTCTCCTAACGTTTAGAGGGTCAAATGCCCATTTGTTGCTTTGCGGCTGCCCAAGCATCCGCAACGCTGGAAATCGAACCCGTCGGAACGTTGGTCGGAGCGACAGCAGACGCACCGCCCGACACGAAACCCGCGTCACGCTTTGCGTCCACAACAGCCTGCACCTGATCCTGAGTGACCTGTCCTGCTGCTTGCTGTGCCTGCAACTGGGTGATCACCTTGTCATATGCAATCTGCTTGTACACACCTTCCAAATCGGTGGTGTTACGCTGCAACGCAGCACGCACCACCGCCTGAGGGTCGAAATCCTCGTATGTTGATTGAAGGCGACCAATCTCCTTTTGCAACTGCTCGTTCGCACGCTCCTGCTCATACTGCTGGATACGCTGTTCCGTTTCCCAAATCCGTTGCTCCAACGGATCATCGAACTGGGGCGTCTGCGGTTCCTGCTGCTGAGCATCCGCAACCATCTTTTGCGCTTCCGCTACCCCGTAATGACGGGACAGAAGTTCAATTGTTTGCTGCGGATTATTTTCAAGAGCCTGCTGCAAAGTAGAAGCAAACTGAAATTGTTCCCTTTGAGCCGACAACTCCTGCGTCTTACGAGTGTAATCCGACTGCCTCTGATAACCTTGGATGGCTTCGTTGAACGGCACAGAAACTTCCTCGCCGTCCACCTTCACCTTCACATACTTGTCAGTAAAAGCATCCGTATCAACATATTCGTAAGACGGCTCTGGTGCCGCCTCAACCTCTGGCACAGTTTCCCCGACAGGATCGGGACTGGCTGTTGGTTCAATAATTTCTTCAGACATAAGTCTCCTATGTTAAGAGTCCACGAATGGTTGCTCTACCTATATAAAACAGCGTTCTAAATTGGTGGAATATTTCCACCTTGTTCTGCCATCAACGCTGCAAGAATGGCAGGATCAACGTCGCCACCCAT